GGTTTTTGTTTCTCTCTTTCTTTTAAACCTCTTGTGACATATTCCATGTCAACATATTTTTCTAGTGCTGTATCTAAAAGAGTTAAAGTCTTTTGTGACCTGTATATAATTAAATTTTGTTGTTTTATTTGGTCATCTAAAAGTTCTATCTTAATTGTGTTACTAGAATTAGGCTGTACTTGGTCTAAGTGTGCCTTTGATAAGAAACCAAAGATACCCATAGATGTGATAAAGATTAAAACAATAACAGCAAATGTGAGATATGTTTTTAAACTTTTGGGTACAAGTTCGTTTCGCCAATTATTATATAACCAACTGGCGGCAACAAGTTTACCTACTTCTAATGCACTACCCATAGCAATAATAGGCATCGTTGCTCCAGCAAATAGTGTTGCAAGACCAATAATACTATATCCAGCCGCAATAGCAGATATAGAAATAGCTGATAGGAATGTTATGAATATTGTTAGCATGTTACCTGTATTCTGTTCTAATTTTTTTGATTATCTTTTCTACTTTTACAAAATAGTTTTTGTCTGAGGCATAACTTTCCAATGTATGTAATAGTTTGATTGCATCTGTTTCGCCCTCATCTCTTAACTTCTGATACTTACCAAAAGCTGTACCATTATTTAGTGTATTAATATAATGCATGACACTATCACACTCATGTTCGTACACCTTTACACCCCATTTTCTAGGTTTATTAGATGGCAACATATGTGGTTCTGTAAGATTGTAGGTTCTCATACCAAACAAATTCTTTCCTTCTCTAGCAAATCTACTAGTCCCCCAACCACTTTCTAAGGCAGCCTGAGCTAATAGTAAATCTAAAGGTACTGGAAAAATATCTGTTGTAGTATTAGTAATGTAGTCAACACACTGAGTAACATTGTTTAAAAATGTTTTATTACTCGTATGTTCAAAGTTGGGTCTTTCGTATATAACTTCTGGTGTGCCTGCTTGAACAACAGTAGCACTTTTGTAAAAGTAAACGGTACCAACTACGGCACCGATTACAATTACAGCGGATAAGGTGTTACAGACTACCTTAAAGTCGTGCCATTTACTGACCATTTCCTGACCTAACAACTAGATAATCATAACTCTCTATGATTTGTTCTGGCTTTTCACCGTATTCTGACCAAGTGCCAATCTTTATTGGTTTGTTTCTTTTCTGAAAAAACATAATACGAGGGTCTTGTTGAAGTTTTTGCATCTTCTTAAAGATTTTCTCTGATTGTTTTTCAGTATAGTTATTTAGAATGTCGGTTTGCCAACTACCTGTGTAGTAGGTCATTTTAGGTTTGCCACTCTCGGCAAACTCTACAATCTTATCAGGAATCCCATTAATGATTTCTTTTAAGTGGTGGTCTAGTTCTTTACATTGTCCCATAATATACTCTCTCTTTTAGTTGTTTATAAATCTGCAATTTTGAATTTTCTAATAACATTTTTAGTTGGTATAACTGTTGTGTTACCACCGTCACCAAGTTCGTTATTGTCATCATAATTGTAGTCACTCATCAAAACATGAACCTTGTTATCATTCTTTACCAACCAACCGGTTGATACACAAATAGCAGGTTTCATTTTCTGAATTTCTTTTAATGATTTCCAGCCAGCATCTGACTGAATATCCTCCCAATACACCAAATAGAAATCGTATGTAAACGGTATTTCTGGTATATCGTACTTAGTTTTTTTACTTGTAGGTTTAGGCATAATTTATGAACACTCTTTGTCTGCAATCTTCGTATCTTTTAAAAGTAAACATTTGTGTTTTGCATCAAGCTTCAATCTTAAATCAGCCATTGCACCGTCAATGATACTTGGTAAATACTCTTGCATAATAGACACCATTTCTAAAGCATATTTATGACCAATCTTGGCCATTTCACTCTCTAAAAGTGCCTCTTTGTCAATCTCACTTGCATTTGTAACAACATGACCTATGACGGCCGTATTATAGTCGTTTGCTTTTGCTTCTGAAACATTTGCCCATATAAAAACATTTGCAACTAATAGTGCTATTACTAACTTATTCATAATATATTTGTCCTTTTGTTATCGTTTATATGTATATAATACACTAAAATGACACCTTTGGCAAGCACTTTTTTCAATAAATGTTCGTTATTTGTTCTCTATTTGCATGAAATTCTCGTTCCAATTGAACGCCTCACGCACTAATGCTGAAGTTAAACCTTTATACATCTTATTTAAGGTCTTATTCTTCATACCTAGTAAAAGTTCTGCCTCTTCTTGGTGCAATCCTTCTAACATCTGTATAAACATTGTTTCTTTCTGCGTCTTTGTAGTAGCTGCGTCTGCACCCTCTACAAAATGCCATAATCTTTTACTCTCGTTGCGTAAAAGGCCGTGTTCTGTACCTTTTGGCGCCTCATTAGCAATGTATGGTGGTGTTCCTGATGGCAATGCCCATTTGATATTAGGGTCAAATGCACCTTTCAATACCATTCTCAATGGTGCATTGTCGTAATCTCTTAGAACGGCAATCTTTTTTGGTTTGTCTTTTGCGTTATTTACTTTAGTTAGTACCTCTGACATAAGAACAGTTCCTGTTCCTGTCGTACTATTCATAGCCTGCATGGCTTTTTGTGATATAAGATTTGGGTTTTGCGTAACCATAATTTCTCCTTAGTTGTTTTTCATTCAGTAATACTATTTATACGCCATCTTGCGTAGAGAAATTGCGTTTTGCGTACCACTCGTAGAATTCTTTGTCTGTAAAAAGTTCAGCAATATGGTTTGCTGGTACCTGGTCTGTTTTGATACATATTTCAAGGCTTTCATACTCGTAAGTATCTACCTTTCTCTTCATTGGTAAGTCTTTGTTTGCTTCTGCCAATGTCTTAACCATTCTGTAATTTAAATCTTGTTGTCTAGTCATAAGACGAAAAAGGCAGGCGCCGAAGCGCCTACCCTCAGTTTCGGTTAAGTTATGCTGAAGCAGCGTAACCTTGTTTACCGAATAAAGCAGTTTGTCCAGCTGCGATTACAGCTTTTGATGGAGTTCCTACTCTGTAAGATACGCCAGCTGATGTTCTATTTTCATAAATCATCATGCCTTCGTTTCTCAGTTTACCAACCATTTGTGCTGGTGACCTTAGGTCAAATTTAGTTCTTAGTGATTTCCAAGTAACTGAATTTCCTTTTGCGAAAAGGTTTCTTACCTTTTCAGTTTTTGTAGCTTTAGCCATGTTTATTTTCTCCTTTGATTTAAACATATTGTTCATAATGTATTGTAGCATATTGCTCCTTTTCAAGTTTGCGTTAAGTCGCCACTATTCGACAAGGCAAGCGTACATCTGTAGTTGCTCTGTCTGAATTCTTTAATTATCATTCTCAGGATCCGGTTCAAAGTCTAAGTCTGGTGTAAATGTGACTTCGCCATTTTCTATATCCGTCAAATCTCTAACTTCATCTTTAATATCATCTGACAATGGTGCCTGTGGTTTTGCACCAGGCAGTACCAAGTCATATCGACATAAAGCACTTCTCTGACCGTTTGGTCCGTTTTTGACTTGTATCATCATATCTGACAAGTCTTGTGCTGGATGATGTTTTTTAAAATCTCTATAAATTAGACCTCGTATCGTATCAATTGCCAATGCAAGGTCTTTGGTAAAATTTACTTCTTTAGTTTTAATACCTGCATTAATAAACTTATCAATCAATGTGTAAGCAATATCATCTGTGGTTGCCTCAACAAACTCTGTTGTCTGTTTTTCAACCAATCTAGCATGTTGCTCAGGATTGATACTGCCTATCTTATTTTGGTTTTTAATCCTATCAGTAGGAAATAAAACAATCTTGTCATCATCACTCATCTATTTGTTCACCACTAGCAACAAACTCTTCATTGATTTTTTCGCCTTTAAAGTTTACTTTACCTTTGTCTGAAAAATACTCAACTAATTGGTTGTAACCACCTACTAGTTTATCATCAATCATAATTTGAGGCATTGTTCGTACTTGTTTACCAATCGCTTCAAACATCTCATCGGGTGTATGAAAGTCTTTGCCAAGCATTTTCTCTTCATATGCATGGCCAAGGTTGTTAAGTAAAGACTTTGCCTTTGTACAAAATGTACAATTAGGTTTACTGTATA